CGACCGAGGCATCGAGCACCAGCGCCGGGACGTCGCCGGCCGCGTACGCGACCACTGGCACCCCGCCGATCACGTACTCGACTCGGCCAGCCACCCGGCGCAGCTCGAGGTACGCGTCGATCGCCGAGCACGCGACGCCGACCTTGCCGGTCACCCGGTCGGCGTCGATGTCGTCGTTGCCGAGCCTGAGCTGCGTGAGCGCCCCCGCCGCGATCTCGGGCCACGCCTCGTGCCACGAGCCAAGGACGACGCCGGCCGGCGGCTGAGCGTCTGCGGGCACCTCGATCTCGGCGGGGGTCTCGCTCACGCCTGCTCGCTCCTGTCGTCGTCGGCCGCCGGCGACGCGTCGCCTCGAGCTGAGGGCGACGCGTAGCCGGGCGACTCGCCCCCGTGCCAGTCCTCGCCCGACCAGTGCGCGCGCTTGCCGGTCGTGCCGACGAGCACGTACTCGCCCTCGAGCCACGGCGCCGGCTCGGTGACGCGAGCGACGTCGCGCAGCTCGGTCACGTTCTTGGGGCGCTCACCGGCCGGCACCTCGGGCTCGTACGAGCCCGGGGTGCCGGCCGTGACGACGAACGAGCGGTCACCCGTCGCCCGACGAGCCCCACCCGAGAGCGCCGGCGCGACGTACCCGCGCAGGATCTCGGGCGGGTAGCTCTCGTCGTACAGGCTCACGGCACGACCGGGGGACGGACGATGACGGCGCCGTTGCCGGCCGTGGCGCGGTCGGCCTGCGTCGGCTCGGTGCTCGGCCGGTAGAACGCGATCTCGCTCGCGACCGCGATCTGCTGCCCCAGCACGCTCGGCTCGTTCGCCTGCATCATCGGGTACGCGTACTCGTACACCTCGAGACCGGCCGAGTTGCCGACCACCATCTCGGGCCCGGTGATGCCCGGGGTCACGATGACGTTGAGCCCGGCGGGCCCGACGTTGACGCTCGGCTGCCCACCCGCGGCCGACATCGCGCCCATCGCGTTCACCGCGGCGCCGATCGACGGGAAGAGCGGCCGGTCGGCCCGGTCGCGCAGCCGGCCGAGGCGCTGCCACGCGGCGGGCCCGATCGCGAGCCACGTCGGCAGCTCGCCGGTCTTCGTGTAGACCAGCGCCGCGGCCTCCCACAGCGCGTCGTAGATCAGACCGGCCTCACTCTCGTCGCCGGTCGGCGCCTCGTCGGTGAGGTCGACGGTCGACGCCGAGGTGAGGATCTCGGCGACGGCGAGCGCCTCGGTCTTGATCGAGCGCCGCTTCGTGAACTGGTTGAGGATCGTCTGCAACGCGCCGATCGGCAGGCTGAGCAGCTTCTGCGAGACGTTGAGGTACTCGCCGACGGTCTCGCTGTCCACCGAGTCGAGCTTGATGTCGAACGCGCGCGAGACGAGTTCGCTCTTCTCCTTGCCCTGCGGCGCCGGCGCCTGCCCGTACGCGGCGTTCCCGGGGGTGACCACCGGATCGACGATGCGCGGGCGCTGGAACCCGAGCGGGGTGTCGAGCGGCATGACGCCGAGCGCGGTGAGGAACGGCCGGCCGGCCGGGGTCGGGTCGATGACGGGCCCGACGATCGGCTTGATGACCAGCGCGCCGAGCCCGCCGGCCACCGCGACGGTGTTCGCGGGGTTGGCGCCCATGTGCTGCGCCGCGCGGTGCATCTCGGTCTCGTACCGCTGCCGGCTCTCGGCGACGTCGAGGTGCAGCATGTCGTGCAGCGCCTCGCCGGCTGAGCGGTACTGCAACGGCACCTGCGTGCCCGAGACGCCGTTCGTCGCGAGCGCCTGCCGGGCGCGCTCGCTGATGTTCGTGTCGAACGAGAGGCGCTCGGCCTGCCCGTCGAGGAACGTGATGCGCTCCCGGGCCCGGGTGATCGTGTCGTTGTCCTGCTCGCTGAGGTCGCGGCCGGCCTGGAACGCGGCAGTCGTCACGCCCTCGATGAGCGTGACGCACGCGTCGCGCTCCTGCACCGTCTTCTCGAGCAGCGCCTTCACGCCCCCGCCGGTCGCGACCATGCGCATCGTCGCGGTGCCGTGCTTCGCGCGCCGGCGCTCGAGCCCCTCAGCGACGAACGCGGCGGGGTCGGCCTCGGCAAGCTGCCGCAGGTTCTTGGTACGGGTGTCGATCACGAGGGGTCCTCCACGGGGTGACATCGGGGTCACGCACCCGCGGGGTGTCCGTCGGTGACGGGGGTGTCGCTCGGCGTTGCCCGGGAGAGTAGACGATCGCCGAGCGACCCGTCGCGCTCGCCGGCGCGAACGACGGGTCGCGGCCGCGCGGCACGACGCGTCGTTCGAGGTCCTGCACGACGCGACGAGCCCGCACCCCCGGGCGGGTGCGGGCTCGTCTACGTCCCCTGGGAGAGACGACGCGCAGCGGCGCGCCTCGATGCTACGGGCAGCCCCCGTCAGTCGGTCGCGACGTGCACCGCGTAGCCGTCTCGGAACTCGGCGAGCGCCCGCACACGGCGCTGCCTCTTGACGTCCGAGAGCGTGCCGCTCGCCTGCCCGTAGCGCCACCCGGTCAGCTCGGCCAGCTCGAGCGAGGTGAGCCCGCCGTGCTTGCGCACGAGCTGCACGGTGCGGGTGCGCTTGTCCACCTCGGGCGCCGGCTCGACCTCGACCGGCGCCGCGGTGGCCGGCTGCGCGTCACCGGGCTCAACGTCGAGCACGCGAGCCTCGTCGAGCACCTCGGGCGCGAGCATGATCTTCCGATCGTCGGCGACGAGGCTCTTACTCACCCCGAGCGCGTCGGCGATCTTGCGCACCGAGAGGTTGTCGCGCTCGGTCATGCCGGCCACCAGCTCACGCCGAGCCTCGACCGGGATGCTCACCCGGGCGACGTCGCCGAACAGCCACGCCGTGTAGGCAGCGAACGAGTCGAACCCGAGCGCCTCGTCGTCGTGCTCGCGCCACGCGTTGACGAGATCCTCGACCAGCGAGGCGACGTTGACTCGGATGCGCTCTGCGCGAGCGGCAGCCCGGTCACGGGTCGAGTAGAGCGCCGCGTGCATGGCCGGCTCGATGCTCACGCCGGCCGGCATCGCGTCACCGCCCCACGTCGCGTCGTGCACCAGCGCGAGCCCGCTCATCGCCGAGTCGCGATCATGATGATCGCCGAGGCGACGATCGCGCCGATGAGCAGACCAGCGACGAACGCGGCGCCCATCACCGCACCGCCCGAGCGAGCGCGCGGCCGAGGTCGCGAGCGGTGTCGATGAGGTGGTCGGCAGCGAACGAGAGCGCCACCGCTGCGACGCACAGCTCGCCGATCATCGGGCGAGCCGGTACTCGTCGGCGAGCGCGCGGTTTACGGCAGCAGCAGCGCGGCCGGGGGTGCCATGCTCGTCGATGAGGTCACGAGCGGCGCCGGGCTGCACGAGCACGATGAGCGTGCCGTCGTCGTCGCCGAGCAGCTCGTCGGCGTCGTCGATCGACGCGAACGCCTCGAGCCGCGGCACGTACAGCGCCGGGCCCGAGACGACGCCGGCGACGTCGAGCACGACGGCGCCGAGCAGCCGGGTCGCGGCTGCGGCGATGTCCTTCGCGGTGATGCGGGGAGCGGTCATGCGGTCATCATCGGCAGGAAACCGTGACAACTCAAGACAAACCGCGACACAATCTCACCCGATCGGGTGCCGATCGGGTGCCGATCGGGTCCGGGTGTCCAGAACTGGACACCCGGCGAGGGGGGACGTCGGGCAGCCACGGGGGGAGCTGCCCGACGCGAGCGTGACGCTACCCGCCGGCGTGGTCAGTGCACGCGACGATGAGCGCGAGCACGACGACCCCCTCGAGCAGCACGGCCACGAGCGCGGCCAGCCACGCCCGGCGGCTCACGAGGTGGGCGCCGGGTGCCCGTGCTCGGCGAGGTAGTCGACCTGCGCCGGGCTCAGCTCGCGCCCGTAGGTGCGCAGCAGTAGCAGCCCCTCGACGTACTGGTCGGCGCGCTGCTGCGTGCGCTGCTGCTCGGCCTCGAGGATCGCCGCGCGCTCGCGCAGCGCGATGACGCGCGTGTCCGTGTACTGCGGATCGTCGGTGGCAGCGACCGAGAACAGGTGCACGGCCTCGCGGGTGACGAGCTGGCCGGGCTGCTCGGTGCCGAACTGCGGGCGCAGCGTGCGAAACGTGAGGCTCATGCCGTCGTGCGTGGTCGTGAGCAGCTCGACCGAGCGGTCGAGGGTGTCCCGGTAGAGCTGCCACGTCATCACCGCGCCCCCCTCAGCGGTCGAGTCGCGCAGCTCCACCCCGTAGCCCATGCGGTCGGGCATCGAGTCCGAGTGCGTGAACGTGAGCCCCACGCGCCGCGGCGCTGCCTTCGCCCGCTCGAGCGCGGTCGCCGAGAACTGCTCGTCGTACTCGAGGATGAACGGGGCGCCGGTCGAGCGATTCTGCCGCACCTCGGTCACGTGGGTCGGCTTGAGGTACGGCACGATGAGCGCCTCGACGACCCCCTTCACCCGGTCGATGTCGAACGAGGCGCTCGGGATCGAGCGCACCTGCGCGTCGAGGTCGGGCAGCCCGGGCAGCGGTGGCAGGGTCGGCAGGCTCATCGTCATCGGTCGGTCTCCCCCTCGTCGCCCGGGCGCTGCCCGGGCTGGTCGTCGCTGTCCCACACCTTGCCGTCATCCCACCGAACGACGCTCATGCCGTACTCGAGCGCGTGCGCCTCGCCCTCGTGCCCACGTTGCAGCTCGCACCGGCCGTACCGCTGAGGGCTCGACTCGCGCCGCAGCCGCGCCGAGCACCGGTTGCCCGGCCGGCTCGGCGACCACGGCAGCCCGCTCACTGAGTCACCGCTGAGCCGGCGGTCGAGTTCGCGAGCGCGGCGCCGGCGCGTTGCTGCGCAGTGAGCGGCGGCAGCCCCTCGAGCGCGCGCCACTCGTCGGCAGTGAGCGCGCCGGCGTCGTGCATCGTCTTGTACGCGGTCGCCCGGTCGGCGAGCGGGGGCTGCACGTAGTCGCCGGCGTTGAGCTGCACCTTGCGCCCGCGGGGGAGGGCCCACGCGCTCAGCGCCTCGGTGATCTTGCGGCTCAGCGGGCGCAGCATCCCCCGCCAGTGGAAGTCGAACAGCGAGGTCGCGTTCGAGTACGTGAGCCCCTCGGGGTTGGGGAGACCGATGAGGAACGGCGGCACGCCGAACGCTGCCGCGATGCGCTGCTCGTCGAACACGCGCAGGTCAAGCAGCGCCATATCGCGGGGCGAGATCGTGAGCGTCTCGAGCTTGAGCCCGTTGCCGAGGATCGCCGGCGCGCCGCGACGGTTCCGAGCCGCGATGAGCCACTCGTTCCGAGCGACGTCGATCTGCCGCTGCGTGAGCCGGTTGTCGCTCGTGAGCGTCCCCCACGGGATGCCGCCACCGTCGGCGATGTCGGCGCCGTAGCGCTCGAGCGCCGCGGCCGAGCGCAGGTTGCCGGCCACGGCCTCGAGCGGGCTGAGCCCGGTCGGCCACCCCGCCGCGGTCATGTAGCGGACGTGCGTGAGATCGAACGGGTACGCGCGCTCGCCGTTGATGACGTACTCGCGGGTCGCGCCGTCGCTCGAGAACTGGCAGCTCACCCGGTCGGGGTCGACGACCATGAACGACGTCGGCAGCAGCGTCTCGAAGTCCCACCCGGTCGCGTGCACGTACAGGTCGCCGCGGGTGAGGATCGAGAGCACGGCCTGCACCATGAACTCGCCCCACCCGGCGTAGAGCCGCGGGTCGGGGTTCTCCGTCCACCCGTACTCGTCGGGGTCGATCGGGCGCCCCTTCTCGGTGATCGACACCGGCATCGAGCCCAGCGCGTTCGCGTTGAGCGCCGCGCACGAGAACACGGTGCTCACCCGACCCCCGAGCCGGGTCGCGCCCCCCATGCCGCCGGTCGTCCACCCGGGCTGCCAGCTCGAGGGGAGACCGGCCCACGTCATCGGGGCGAACGTCGCCCGCGGCAGCGCGGCCTCGAGCGCCTCACCATCGACGACGATCGGCTCGGCGCCCGGCGTCTCGCCGAGAGTCGTGGGGGGCGAGTCGGGCCCCACGGTGTTCGCGGGCCCGTTCGAGGGCTCGGCGAGGCTCGGATCGCGCGGAAACGCCCTCTTGAGGGTGCCCGAGCGCCGGTCGACGATGACGAACGCGTCGCGTCCAGCTCGAGGCGACGGCTCAGTCATGCCCACGACCGGCCGTCGCGGCGGTGCTCGCCCTCGTGGCCGGCGACCAGCTCGCACCGCTTGCCCTCGAACGTGGGACCGGGCGAGGTGCAGTCGCCGCGCACGAGGCGCTCAGCGTCGGGGGAGAGCTCCACCCCGGCGAGATCGGCCGGGATCGAGCCGATGAGCCCCTCGGGGGGCCCGATCTGCACCCCGTCGGCGTCCCACCGGTAGGCGGGCTGCCCGGTCGTCTCACTGCTCTCGTGCGGGCCCGGGTGGTCGGCCGAGAGCACGCACGCGTGCACGCCGGCACCGACCGTGAGGTTTGCGAGGCAGTGCGACGTCACCGGCGCCGGCTCGAGCCGATCGACCACCTCGACGAGCGGCGCGGGCTCGATCGGGGTCGCGATCGGCCGCTGAGAGCCCGAAACGGCCCCGATCGACCCCTCGATCGCCCCACCGCTGCCGGCGTGCTGCGAGCGGATCTGCAACGGCCCCTCAAGCAGCTCGAGCAGGTCGTCGACCAGCTCGCTCACGTCGACCGACGGGCGCTGCCACTCGTCGTCGGCGTTGCACGCGACCGCGGCGTTCGCCCACATGAGCGCTTCCTGCAACGCGGTGAGCGCGCACGCGGCCTCTCGGCCGGCCGGTAGAGCCTGATTCCACAGCTCAGCGAGCAGAATCGCTCCCGCGCGGTTCACCTCGAACGCGGGCCCGGTCGCCGGCGTCGCCGGGTGGTAGCCGAGGCGCCGACGCACCTCGTTCGGCTCGAGCATCCCCACGCGCTCCCCCTCACCCGCGGTCGCGATGCGCCCGCTGCACTGCCCATGCGATGCACCGCACGAGGCTCGTCGACTCTTTCCCGGTGAGCAGTATCGCCGCACCGGCCGTTCCCGGGCGAACACGAGCGGTGTTCACGGCGCTCACGGTGTCAGCGCCCCCGTCGTGCGCGACCTGCAACGTGCGCACCAGCTCGCGCAGCAGCGGCAGACCGGAGCGCGTCTCGGCCGCGCCCGCCGGCTCGATCGGCACCTCGACCCCCTCGAGTTCGGCGTCGTCGATCATGCTCGCGCCGACCAGCAGGATCGCGTCATCGACGGCCTCTGAGGTGTCCTGCGCCCAATCCACGGCCTCCCGGCGGGTGCCGAACCGGTACCCACCGACCACGACGCGCCCGTCGGGGGTGAGCGCGGCAGCGGCAGCCGCGGCACCGTCGCCGAGGTCGTCCTCGACAGCGACGACGAGCAGCCCGTCGGGTGCCGGCTGCGCGAGTCCGTCGAGGCATCGCTGCCACGACCGGGCATCGACGAGCGGCTCATCCTTGCTCGGCTTCTCGATCTTGACGACGTTCGGCCACCGGTTGAGCCACTGAGCGTCGAACGACGAGATCGGGTCGGGTTCCTCGGGGTCGACGCTCTCACCGCGCAGCACCTTGACCAGCGCCGAGCGCACGAGCCGCTCGCGGCCGGCCGACCAGTGCGGGGAGGCAGCGCGCCACGTGGCCGGCTGATCCCGCGGCGCGGCGCCGAGCGGTGACCACTCGAGCAGCAGCCTGCTCTCGGGGGCGAACAGCTCGAGCAGCGCCGAGGCACGACGCTCGAGCACGAGCCCGGTCGCCTTGCGGTGCGCGGTCGAGAACAGACCGAGCTGGTAGCTGATCTGCTCGACGAGCGTCGGCTCGATCGCCTCGTCGACCGTGATCGCCGGGACGTCCCATGCCTCGTCGACCAGCGCCTCGCCCGGCGAGAGCCCGTACGCGGCGTTCTTGGCTCGGATCACCCACCGCGAGCCGGTCATGAACGGCCCGGTCGAGATCCCCGGGTTGAGGTTGTTGCGCGCGGCCTCGAGCCCGTTGCGCTCAGCCCACGACCACGCCGGCAGCAGCACCTCGCGCACGATGCCTAGCTCGCGCCCGGTGTGTAGAACGAGCTGGTCGCCCCACCGCTCGGGCGCCTTGAGGATGCGCCAGCCGGCGAGCGCACGGATGCCGACGCTCTTCCCGCACTGCCGAGCGGTCGACTCGATGAACTCGGGCCACACGAGCATCCCGTCGGCGTCGTGCTCAAGCAGCCGGTAGACGGCGAGCCGCTGCCACCATCGCAGCCGGCCACCGTTCGTCATGCGAGCGTGCGCCTCGAGCGCCTCGGGCCCGTACGTGCCCACCGCGCGGGGGTGGGGGAGCGTCATGAGCCGCGGCCACGACCCCTCGGCCGGCACCTTGCGCAGCTTGTCCAGCCACGGCGCAGCGTCCCAACACGGGTCGTCGGGCCCGGGCACGATCACGACGTCGGGGTCGATGCGCTGCACCCCGTCATCGCCCACCGTGACGAACTCGGCCGGGTAGGTGTCGAGCGGGTCGGGGCGAGTGTCCTCGAGCCCGAGGTTCATGTTGGGTGTCGTCGGGGTCGAGCCGCTGACCTGCGCGTTTGCCTGCGAGCGCGCCGAGAGAGAGAGATTCTTCAATCCGGGGTCAAGAGCCGAGGACCCCTCTGAAAGAACCGGGTCGTCACCGTGGGTCACTACGCGGGCAGCGAGCGCGCGAGCGAGGTTGAGCGCGGCGAGTTCCTCATCGGTGAGCCGGCCCGAGTCCGAGTCCGAGTGCGGCTTGCACTCGGCGCGCAGGTTGCCGGGACGGTCACACCCGCCGCGGGTGCGAGCGAGCACGTGCCCTGCGACGGTGGCCCCCTTGCCGCACACCTCGGTCACGCCGTCACGGCCGGCGATCCCGCTGCCCGGGCTCGGGTACTGGCAGCGGTGCCCGTCACGGTCGAGCGTCACCGATCGGATACGGCGCCACCGGGCGGGGTCGGCCGTGAGCGAGCTGGTCGCCGGCGGGTGCGGGATGCCGCACCCGCAGCCGTGCACGAGCCCGTCGTCGGCGACGCCGAGCAGCTCGGCGAGACGACTGAGGTCGATGCTCGTGGTCACGCTCGTTCTCCTGCCGGGGTCGGTGCGGGGGTGGGGGTGCAGTCGTGCTCGACGTGCACCGCGACGAACGGGTTGCTCCCGGCGGGCTCGCCCCTGATCTTGCCCGGGCTGCGCGGGTAGACCTCGCCCCGCACCCACCGTCGCGAGTAGGTGCGTCGGCCGGCCAGCACGGCGCGCAGCTCATCGAGGGCACTGAGCGGGTCGGGGTCGAGCTTGACGTCGAACCCGCTCTCGGTAAGTACCTCGATGATCGCCGGGCTCTTGTGCCGGCACACGGTCACGTTCTCCCCCCTTACAGGGGGGGGAGAACCGTGAGTGCCCGGCGCGTGAGTGCCGTGACCGATTCCGTGACTGCCCTTGACCTGCGCGTTCACCGATTCCGACCCCCTGCACCGTGAGTGCCCGTGAGTGCGTTCGTGACTGATCTGGACGTTTCCACCCGTGTATGACCAGCCGAGCCGTTGACCTGCACGTTCCCGAGCGTGCGTGACACCCGTGAGTGCCCGTGCGTGCCCCCGTGACTGCGTGCGTGCGTGGTCCCGCACGGGCAGCCGGCAATGACGGCTCGGGCGCCCAGCACGCCGAGCCCGGCGGTGACGAGAGCACCGAGCGCGGCGCCGAGCAGGCACTCGCTCACCGGGTGAACCTCGGGCAGCTCGACCAGCACGAGCCGTCGGGCTCGGTGCCGTCGCAGCACAGCACGCCGGCCGGGGGTCGGCACGAGCTGCACGCCCACGCCTCAGCCTCGGTCGAGTGCAGGCACACGCCCGGCCGCTCGTCGAGGTGGTCAGCGAGCGGGTGTGGGCACCACGGGCACGGGTCGAGCTGGTCGATCACCTCACCGACGACGGCGCCCTCGACCACCTCAGCGTCATCGGCGTCGGGCACGTCGTCGCCCCACCTCGGGCCCGCCGGCGCCCGGGTCGCCCACGAGATCCCCCGAGCGAGCGCCGCGCGCCGGTCACCAGGCAGCAGCTCGCTCACCGTCGGCGCTGCCCGCGACGTCGGTCGTCGCCGAGCCCGAGCTGCTTGAGCCGCGCCTCGAGCGCGGCGCCCTCGAGGCGCTCAGCACGGCGCTCGGCCTGCCGTCGCTCGCCGGCGGGCACGACGGGCTCGACCCCCTCGCCGCGGCGGGCAGCAGCTCGACGCGCTCGCCGAGCCGGCGTGCTCACCACGACGTCGACCAGCACGCGACGCCGATGCCGGCCACCAGCAGCAGCCCGAACACGACCAGCGGCCACCACGGGTCGCAGGTCGTGGGCAGCCCCTCGAACGGGTCGTCGCTCATCGCGACCGCACCCCCCGCCGCGGTGTCACGACGTAGGCAGTGCCCGGCTCGCAGCCGTCGTCGGCGAACACCTCGATCGGCAGCTCGCGGCGCACGATCATCGACCGCACCCGGTCGAACTCGACCGGGGCGACCACCAGCCGCACGCGGAACGTAACGACGGCCTCGATCGCGTCGGCGAGCGCCTCGGGGATCGGCCGGGCCCGGGTGCGCTCGGCAGCGTGGCGGGCAGCGTGCCCGTCTTGCGCCGAGCGTCGTGCATGGTCGAGGGCGACCATCGTCACCCCGTCGAGCGGCTCGCTCACCCCGCACGTCGGGCACGTCCACAGCTCGCGCGTCGTGCTCATCGCTTCCCCCCGTCGTCGGCCCTCGAGTGTGCCCGGCGCCCGACGTGGGCATCGACGACTAGCCCGCCGGCGAGGGTGAGCCCCACGCCGGCGGCGAACGCGTCGCTCCCGTACCGCACGCCGAGGATGAACAGCAACAGGCAGACGACGGCGAGCGCCGTCACCTCGGCGAGCAGCCTCACCTCTCGTCGACCTCGAGGTGCGCGTCGAGAGCGTCCAGGCACGACGAGTGCTCGCACGTCCCCCCGTCGCACCACTCCTGCTCGTCCCACGCCGGCGGGGTGTCCAGCGAGGGGACGTCGGCGAGGTGCGCGTCGATGATCGCGTGCTGCTCGAGGTGGCCGGCGAGGTACGCGTCGAACGCCTCGAGGTCGACGTCGGCCTCGGCCCGGATCGTCGTGAGGGCGAACCCGCGGTCGCTGGTCTGCGAGAGCGGGTCGACGATGAGCACGTACTCGACCGGGATCTCGGCCTGCCACCCGCAGCCGCGCACGCTGCACTCGACGACCGCGTTCGCGTAGACCGAGCGCGGCGCGCTCATCGTTCGAGCCGTTCGGCGATCCACGCGTCGGCAGCCGCGGCGACGGCGACCTCGTTCGCAGGGAGGTGGTACACGTCGCCGACGAGGTGCGTGCGGTGCCGAGGTAGCGCCGGCCGCTCGCACCGCCTCGAGTCGTCGCCGGCGGGCCCGATGCACACCGGGCAGCGCAGCTCGCCGTCGCTGGTCTGATCTTCTTCCTCGATCACCGTCGTCCCCCTGCCTTGCGCTTGCCTGACGTCGGCCGGTCGGGCATCGGCGTCCCCGGCGGCACGCATCGCAGCCCCTTGATCTCGAGGCAGCCCGAGACGATCCGGCCTGGGTGTCGCTGCGCCCACCGCTGCGCCGGCTCGTCGACCGGCTGCGCCCACCAGTGCGGGCCCGGCGTGCCGGCCGAGCGGTCGACGATGCGCCACACGCCGGCCGGCGGCACCGGCTCGTCGGTGTGCGGCAGCACGATCACCCGCACGTTGCGCGCCGGCTTCCATCCCTCGGGCACCAGCAGGTCGGTCCGGCCGCTCACGAGTGCACCTTGCACGGGTCGGACGGCAAGCACGCGGTGCACGCGAGGATCTCGTCGGCGCGCAGCAGCGCAGCGTCGCGCTCAGCGATGAGCGTGCGCACGAGGTCGTCGGCGAGCCCCCCGGCCGTCCTCATGCGCTCGATGTCGGCGCGCAACCCCCGCTCGGTGGTCTGCGCCGTCTTGAGCACGGTGCGCAGCTCGTCGCGCTCGTGCTCGGTCGCGTCGAGCGCTTCCTCGAGCCCGGTGATGCGGTCGAGCAGCTCGTGCCCGTAGATCGAGACCACCTCGTTGACCAGCTCGGCCGCGGCCTGCTGGGGCAGTTCGATCGAGGTGCGGTCAACACTGTCGTCCATGACGAGGCGAGCTGAGGCGCCGGGCTCGCTGTAGAGCGCGATCTCGCTCCCGCGGTGCGCCCACACCCACCGGCTCACGACTGCACCCGCCACGGGATGCCGGCCGCGAGGAAGGTGAGCGCCGTGCAGCCGGTACGCACCGCCTCGGCGTGCGTGGCGAACGCGCCGACCGCGGTCTCTTGCCCCCAGCTCTTCGCGTCCACGGTGTGCGCCGCGTAGATCACGGCCAGCCACGGCCGGGTGGGGTCGGTGTTACCGCGGTGCACCCGCAGTCGGCGCGCCGGCTGCTCGGTTTCGGGCTGCTCCACGATGCCGACGCTCATCGCGACTGCACCTCGGTCTCGGCGACGTCAGGCCCGGCGTCGGTGGTCAGCACCTCATCGAGTGGGATCTGCCCGTCGACCTGCTCGACGGCCGGCAGCGAGCGCCCCGCGCCCCACCGGTCGCGCTGCGGCGCGGTTTGCTTGTTCTCGTTCTCGGTCACTGCTCTCGGTCCCCCAGGGGTGTCGGTGACATCGTGTTCGGGTGGTACCGGGTGGCACCGCTGCCACCCTCACCCCCGGCCCGGCCGGGGGTCGTGTAGGCGAGACCTCGACGCACGAGCTGGTCGAGCGAGCGACGTGCCCGCTCGACCTGAGCCCGGTTCGGCTTCTCGGTCTCGTTCTGCCGCTGCGCGAGCGAGATCGCGGTGACGGTCTGCTGCACGGCGAGCAGCTCGAGCACGTCGACCCGCTGCTGCACGCTCGAGCGCCCGTGCTCGTGGTCGTGCGCGATCCACGCCGGGCCCCACACCTCGCGCGGCTGCTTGAGGTGGGTCGCCCGCACCAGCGGGTCACCAGCCTCACCGGTGAGCAGCAGCACCGAGCCGGCGCCCGCGGTGAGCCACGCTGACCCGTAGACGTCGGCGAGCGCGGTCGGCGCCTTGCCGTCCGCGGTGCGCTTGACGAGGTGGTGCAGCTCGAGCACCTCGACGCCGGCGGTGATCGCGAGCTGCCGGGCCCGGTTGTACGAGGCGCCGACCTCATCGTCGGTGAGCTTGATCGCCGCATCCTTGAGCGAGTCGACGATGAGGGTGTCGGCCTTCGCGCTCGCGCACAGCTCGGCGAGCAGCTCGGGGCGCTTCGCGACGTCGGCCGGCGGCGGTCCCCAGCCGAGCACGAGCCGGTCGCTGAGATCGGCGATCTCGTCACGGTCGAACGCGCGCAGCAGCGAGCGCGCGATCTGCTGCGGCCGGTCGCCGCACAGGTAGAGCACCCGCTCGCCCTCGCGCACCGGGAGGTCGAGCACCGTCTCGTCGAGCCCGAGCCGGCCGCGCACGAGCTGCCCGGCGAGCGTCGTCTTCCCCAGCCCGGGCGACGCCGCGATCATGAGCGCCTCGCCTTGCATCCAGAGCACCTGCTCGCCCTCGCCCCACACGGCCGGCGGGTTGGGCGGCATCTCGAGCAGCCACGTCCCCGGCCGCAGGTAGCCAGCCGCGACGTCGATCGGCTCGGGTCGAGGGGTTGTCGTCGTGCTCGAGGTGTCGCCCCCATCTCGAGGCGACACCTCGAGGATCTGCGCGGTGATGTCCACCAGCGCGGCGCCCTCGGCCGGTCGAGACGGCTCGCCGGCGTCCCGCGGGGTCTGCTTGCCCGCTCGGAACCCGCTCGAGATCGTCTTCGCCGACTCGCGGACGCCGAGCCCGATCTCGCGGGCAACCGCGCTCAGCTCAGCGCGCCCCTCGTCCTCGTCGATGTACCCGCCGGCGATCGCTCGGCCGACCTTGAGCGCGGCGATGTTGAGCTGCTCGTTCCTCTCACCCTGCACCGCCTCGCGCACCCGCTGCACCTCGCCGTCGAGGATCGCGCGCCCGTAGTTCGGCCGGTCCCCCCTCGGCGCGGTCGGCACGGTGGCCGGCTGCTCGAGCTGCTCACGACGCTCGCGCCACTGCGTGAGGTAGTCGACCCCTTGTTCAGCGCTCACCGCCCACCGTCCACGGCGGTCACTCGTCGTCCTCGTTGCTTGCCAGCAGCCGTTCGGCATCTTCGTCGCGGGCTTGTTCGATGCCGCTGACAGCGCAGGCGGCAGTGCAGTAGTCAGCGTCTACCCCGCCCCGCCTAGACCCATGACCGGACCAATTGACTTTGATCCAGTTGGCCAGGTCGTCAGAGTCGTTCTCGGCCAGCGCCTGGCACCAGTCGCACCGCGTCACCGCGCTCACCGCTCACCGTCCAGGGCGGCGCGGAGGTCAGCGGCAGCATCAGCTAGCGCCTGGCTGCGACCATCGGCTTGTGTTCCGGCGGGGTGGAAGCTCCGCGGGGTGACCTCGGACTCCCACCGCTCAGCCAACGCGAGCAGGACTGGCCGCAGCGTCTCCGTGTCAGCGGACGGCCGGGCGGCGAGGACGCCGTCAACGGCCAGCACGTCCTCGATGTGGTCGCGGATCGCGTCGGTACCCTCTGTGGTCAAGGCCAGGCGCACCACATCGGTCAACGCAGTGCGCAAGGCTCGGACCCGCTCGTCGTCCTGCTGCGCCTCGGCCGGGGGTTCGGCGCGACCCTCCGCAACGCGACCGGGACAGAACGGGCAGTCGGTGTCGCCGCAGCCCTCGCCACCGCATGGAGCGGTGACCACCCACGCGGCCGGGGGCTCGGACCGTCGTTGCTCGGCATGCCGCTGCGCGACGTTCAGTACGCCCGGCGCACCGCGACCACCACACTCGCCCGCACACGTTCCATCGCAGCAGTCAGGGCACTGCGGGGGCTCGGACGGCGCGGAGGGGCGGAACCCACGACACAGGCAGCGCTTCCCGAAGGCCCGGTCGGCGTAGCAGTAGCGACGGCCACTGGCGAGGTGCCTGCTTGCGCTGTGACCGCACTCAGGGGTTGCGCACACCTCCCCGTCGCGTCCCGGCTGCGGGGCGGTCACCGGGTCACCCCTCGAGCGCTGACTCGGCCTCGAGCGACTCGCGCTCGTCGCGCCGGCCGGTCTCGTACGCTTGCTCGAGCGCCATGAGCAGCACGTCGAGACGACGCACCACCCCCGCCGAGTTGAGCCTGAGCATGAGCCGAGAGCACTCGGCCACCGTCGGTCGCGCCACGCGTCCCCCGCATCGTCATCGCCCCCCGACGCTGAGGGGCTGCACCCATGCGTACCGCACGCCGTCGATGACGCTCGGGGGGGCGACCACGTACCCGCCGCGCCCCCGGTAGTCGATGCCCGGCGCGATCTTCGCCCCGTTGCCGTCGCCGGTCGCCGCGATGTACCGGTGCACCCCGCCGGCGCGCACAGTAGTCGCGACCCCCAATACAGCCGGCCACGCGCTCGCGCGTCCCATGAGCGCCCACGAGAGCGCGCCGGCGGGCCCGTCTTGATCCACGACGTCGACCGAGTGGCCGGTCGCGATGCCGACGTTCGCGGTCGGGTGCGCCTCCCACCAGTCGCCGACGAGGGCGAGGTCGTCGCTCGCCGTGGTGCAGCCGTGTGCGTGCGTCCCCCCGCAGCAGCGCTCGCCCCCGAGCGGGATCTTCGTGTTCGGCCGCAGCGGCAGCACGCGCAGCCTCAGCCGGCGCGCGTAGTCGAGCGCCGAGAGCCGCAGCGCGTCGGGGCGCTCGAGCCACCGCTCGAGTTGCGTGACCTCGGCGTCGAGCTGGTCGCCGTACCACCGGGCGAGGTCGTCGTTCCCGTCCTCGATCGCCCGCACGTAGTCGGCCGTCGTCACCACGCTCACGGGCGCACCTCGGTCGGTCCGCTCGGCGTCATGATCTCGTCGAGCATCGACCGGCGCCCCTCGGCGTACCCGCTCGCGTGCACGTCGTCGTGCCCAGCAGCCGCAGCCTCGAGCCCGGCAGCGTAGCCGGCTGCTCGAGCCTCGGCGAACGCCTGCGCCACCGCCTCAACGGTGCCGCCGCGCTCGTACGCGCTGAGCAGGTCGAGCACGGTCGTTCGGTCTTCGTCGGTGATCGTCGTCGTCACCGTCAGTCGTGCGTCCATCGTTCCCCCAGGGTGTGCGCTACGTTGCGCGGCGAGCCCGGCGCTCGTCGCAACGGTGGTTCGTTGGGGAGCGGTCCCCGGCGCAGCGTGCGCCGGGCTCAGCCCCCTCGTGCGGTCACGCGATCATGTGCGGCCCCCCGTGGTCTCTCAGCAGCGAGCACCGCACGCCGTTCTCGACCTCGCGGCAGCGGGTCGCCCGGGACGTCGCGAACCGGTCGGTCGCGTGCTCGCCGGGGTCGTCGTCGATGATCTCCTGCGCCACGCCGTCGGGGGTGCGCTCGAGGGCGCTGCTCACCCCGCGGGCGAACTCGGTCTCGGCATGGCGCTCCCAGCCGGCGCCGTAGTTGTTCACCGTGTTCGGCGACCACGCGACCGCACGAGCGGCCTCGGTGGCGCCGGGCCCGAGGATCGCGACGCCGAGAGCGATCCAGAGCGCGCCGTGCCGCTCGGCGAGGACGCCGTACCCGACCAGCAGCGCCACCGCCGGCACGATCACCGGGTAGAGCGCCCGGCGCACCGGCTCGGTGTCGCCGAGCAGCCACTCGACGGCGCGCTGCACGGCGCCCTTGCGGGTCGTCTCGGTCACGGGCTCAGCCTCTCATCGGGGTGGTGTCGGGGGGGTGCGTCCATCGGGTCGGGTGTCGGGCCCGCGGTCGCTGCGCCGGCGACCGTACTCACGAGCGTCCAGCTCGACCGCGGCTCGCGTGACGATCGGCTGCTCGCCGGTCACGGCTCGGACGCTCGCCCGCCACCCGTGCGTGTTCTCGGCGCTGCGACGCTCGCCTTCCCGGTGGCCGGCTGAGCGCAGCACGCTCGGCGGTTCCTCGAGTTCGATGCCGGCCGCGGCAGCTTGCGCGACCGCTCGGTGCATCCAACGGGCGCACGCGAGCACGTCGTCGCGCAGCTCGTCGAGCTGCTCGAACAGCTCTTCGGCAACGGGCATCCTCGGCCGTGTCGTGACGATCTTGATGACTCCCCCGATCGCGATGATGATGCCGGCGATGCCAGTGCACACGGCGCCGATCTGCGCCGGGTCGAGGTTCACCGGTACCCGCGCTTCCAGTAGTCGAGCGCCGCGCCCCCGTGCGCGATGAGCCCGAACAGTGCGAGCGCGCCGAGCTGCGGCGGGGTGAGCGGGTAGGTGAGCACGATCGTGATGAGCACCGCGGCGAGGTAGACGCCGTGCGCCACCGCGGCGACGACGTGCGCGCTCGCTCTCGTGTGCCCGGTGATGACGGCCAGCAGCACCCACGCGCCAATGACTGCCATGCACCACCCGAGCGGGTGTTCGATCGCTGCGACGACGCTGCGCGCCTCGACGTCGGGGCGCCGGTAGACCGCGACGGTCGCGTACCCGATCCCGAGCGTGAGCGTGCCGACCCCCATGAGCAGCGAGGCGAGCACGACGTGCCGAGGGACCGGCAGCCGCATCCCGGGAGGCGCCTTGCGGGTGTGCGGTTGATGCGTCATGCGGGGTTCCCCCCCGGCGTCACGGTGCTCACTCGACGAGTGTCGCCGACCGCGCACCGTGATCGCCGGGGGAGACCTGTCACACGACTACCCGCGGGCCCACGGCGGGGTGTCGTCGGGCAGCTCGGTCGCGGCCGGCGCCTGCTGCTCGGTCTCAGCGGGCGCCGGCGGTGTGTTGCCGGTCATCGCCCGCACGGCGAGGTTGATCTCGTCCTCGCTCGCCGGCCACAGCTCGTACGGGACGTTCTTGCCCTGCCGCTTGACGCCGGGCTCGCCGTACCACCGGCCGACGAACGTGCGCTTGGCCTTGCGCCGGAACTGCGAGTACACGACCTTACCGAAGATCATCGCGTCCTCGAACACGTCGCCGACGGTACCGTCGTCGTTGATGATCGTGATGTCGGCCCGGATGACGTCGGCCGAGCCGTTCTCGGTCTGCACGCCTTCCTCGGTGCCGAGCACCTTGAGCACCAGCAGGTCGCCGACGTGCTCGTCGTTCTTGAACAGGTCGCCGGCGGTGGGGGTCTCGAACATCGGTGCGCTCATGCTGGTCATTCCTCTTCCCAGGGTTGTTGTTGCGGTTGCCCTCGGCACGGTAGCCGGGGGGTCTGACAGTCTCGGCGGTGGTCCGGCTCGCTCGAGGAACCGGCCAAACGCCTCGATCTGAGCTGCGTCGTGCGGGCTGAGGGGCTGCCCGTCGAGGTTGCAGCGGCGGGTCATGGTCGGATCGTGCCGAGTAGTGCGAGGACGATGAACACGCACCAGCCAGCTACTGCGAACCACCCG